CTTTTGACTCTACTATGTGGTGGCGAGCATTCGAAAAGCTTGCCCTATTGAGGTTCTACCTGCTAAAGCCGAAACACCAAACCAAACGAAATTGGTTGCGCATCCAGCGACTTTATTATCTTGTCGCTAGAGCACCACTTATCATGCCTGATGGCTTTGTCTTCCTTTTCGGTGAAGGCAACAGTGCTGGCAACAAGTCTGGACAGTACCTAACTGCGTCCGACAATTGCTTGCACTTGATGGCTATCTTTTTCTTTGCATGGATCAAGCTATCACCAGAGTCAATGGAAACATTGAAAGACTTCAAGGACCATGTTCGGTTCCTTTGTCTTGGTGACGATGCTGTGTGGACTTGCTCTGAATATGCATTGACTTTCTTCAATTTCGTTTCGGTGGCAACTTGTGTCTATGAGTCTTTGGGCATAGTGATGGAGTCTCCGTCTGACACACCTCTACCTTGGAATGACATTGTTTTTCTTTCCGCCCAAATCCAGTTCCATCCGAAATGGAAGAATTTTGTCCGAATACTTGACCGCGATCGTGTGCTTGGGTCTCTGCTTAACGGCGGAAGCACATGGTTGCCTGCTGAAACATTGCAACGCATCAATTCTATTATGCTGGCTGCATGGGGAGACATCTGGCTGACTCAAAGGCTGATGACTCTCCGGGAGAAATTTTACAACCGGTATAAAGATGTTGAGAAGGATGATCCAGAGTGGCGTCAGGCAATGCAATCCATGTTTTCTGAAATGCAGTATGCGCATATGCATTTCGGGTTTGAGTTTGAAATAATGCTCATTCAACTAGATTTGCTCTAGCCTCTGTACACTGACACACGCCAGTTCAGTTGTAGACGTTCATCCCCCCCACTTTGGCAAGTGGGAAACCAGAACGGCTCACATCTTACTTCCTGTTGCAGGAGGTTTAATTGGTGCAGGTCTTGCAGCTTACGCTACTAGGCCCTCAAGCAATTTTCAAAAGCGAGTGTTTGCTGGTGATTTCGATCCTTTCCACACTGGCAAAGAACCGGAACACAAGGCGACGTACACAACTCCTGATCCATCGGTTCCTGCACGATCCAAGCGCAAGAACATTGATCCTGGAGCCAGATCCACCAAGCTGGATCCCAACATCGCCGAGCTTGTCCCTCGAAAATCTAATCTTACTCGTCCTAATCGTGTCGCTGATACTTCTCCTAACACAGTTGTTGTGAAAGAAGTTATCGCCATGCCACCGAAAAGATCGAGGAAGAGCCGTAAAGGCAAGTCTCGAAAAGGCCGCAAAGGCACTCGCAAACGCAAATCCTCGAAGCGCTTCACGCGCAAGAAGACCCGCAAGATGTTCAGGAAGTCGACAGGACCAATGCATGGCCCAATCCCCCTGAACAAGTTCAATCACAAACTTGGCGCTTTCAACAGTGTTAGCCATGTCAAAAATGGCATGAGGGTCAAAGGACAGGATTATCTTGGCTCCCTTGCTCTGGCTACTACTGATATTGCTGGCCAGGTTTATCTCACTGTTGATGTCAATCCACGCAACATCTTCGCAACTCGTCTTCGTGTCGAATCTTCCCTCTACGAGGGGTTTTTCTGCGATTCCTTCTCAGTTCACGTTCAGACTACTTATTCAATGTCCACAGCTGGTGCTTTGTCTGGATATTTCGAGAGTGACCCCACAGATCAATTTGGGGGCTCTGGATCTGACCAACGAGAGCGTATTGCTTTCGGGCACCAAGGACACATGGAGCAAGTTGTTGAGAATGGTTTCTGGACAATGCAGAAGCCTGACAAGAAGAAGTCATACTGGGTTGATCGAGGTGACGACAACACCAGTGAGCGGCAATACATTCAAAGCAGGTTCCGACTTTTCTGTGCCACTCCAGTTGGTACGAACGGCACTATTCACGTCTGGATCAGCTACAATTTCAAGCTCTATCAGAGCAAATGGGATCGCACGTGCATTGAGCCCGGTGGCTGGACTGATTCCACCATGCAACCAACATCGACCACTTGGGGTACTGTTGCTCCAGTTCCCACTCCTGGGAGTCTTTGGGACATCTCCTGGGTTTCAGGATCCGGTTACCTCACTGGCAGTCTTGATGGTTTCAATTACCTTTTCACTTTGTTCACTGTTTCTGGTGCAGTTGCTTTAACGACTGTCGTTATCAATCACTACTATGCTTTGACCGAATATTCCATTCGCAATGGTCTTGGCACAAGTATGACAGCCGTCAATGCTGGTAGTTCTTACCTTTCTGGAACTACTGCTGGAGTCGCTTGGAGAATTTCTCGGCGCAGCAGCTCACAAACTCAGTACAAGGCGATGAACACCTTTGGGATTGCGCCTACTATAGCTTACAGTAGCGCACCCTCTACAAGCAAGACTTGGGTCACTCCTTTCTTTGCGGAGGACCCTGCTACTTTTCCGGTTGTTGGAATTCCACATATTGACATGGAAGTCCTTGCTGTCTGCCGTGCTCTTGGATGCATCAACATGCCCAAAAATCTCTCGGAAGAGCAGGAGGCAAAAATCAAACGCTACCTTGCTTCTGATGAGAGCAAATGGTGCTCACTTCACACTGGTGCTGGAGGCAAATTCAGCCCATCTGGTGAATCAAAGGAGTCTAGAACGAGTCGTGGACCTGGTGTCAGATACATCACTGAAGACAATGGTGATGAGAAGATACCAAGTACCCGAACACCAGCTCAGACCTGGGACTCCAAGACGGATCTTCGTGTGAGCGAGGATTCAAAAAGGGAAGCCGTGACCAATGACGGGGCTCAACTTGTCTATCCCGAAGGCCGCAAGTTCAAATCTTTGCCAGAGGTCGATTACCAATCCATCTGGAAGGCGGTCAACCGACAAGTCCAACGTGGTCGCGACGAAAAGTCCGAAGCTGACTGGTCTGATGTAGACCAAGTCCAGGAAGACATGGACATTCATTTTGCCGAGCTCAAGGCTGTCTTCCAATTGAACCCCGAACGCAGGGAGCTAGCTGCCAAGCAAAAAGGCGGTTGGGCTGTCCTTGCAGAACGCGCGAAACTCAATGTTTACCGACCTGTAAATTACAGTGAGCAGAATGCTGTTTGGAACACATTTGAGTCTTTGTACAATTTCGCGCCCCCTGAAGTTCAGAGAGAATATCTGGACAATGTGCGCAAGCATGAGCTGGCGTCTGCTAAACCAGCACCTGTTGAAGAGAAGAAGGCCGCTCAGGTCTGAGGCTCTCTCGGGATGCTTGCGATGTTTTTATTGCTGGAAGTAGTGTG